ACAGTTCATGTCATACAAGGACCTACCGGAACTGGGAAGTCCAGATGGGCAATGGAACAATTTCCAAACGCTTACTGGAAACAACGATCTAATTGGTGGGATGGATACACCAACCAGCCCGACGTCGTCATTGACGAATTCTACGGATGGTTGCCATTCGATACTTTGTTACGAATATGTGATCGCTATCCACTCTTATTGGAAACAAAAGGAGGACAAGTGCAATGTCAAATTAAAACAGTTATTATTACAACAAACGCGTTGCCGTGTGCTTGGTATAAGAATGTTTATTTTCCTTCTTTTGTTCGTCGGGTTACTACATGGCATGTCTTTCCCGTCTGGGGAGAACATGTTGAATGTAGCGACTACTCTGAAGCTATGACTAAAATGGCTAACAATGAATAAAATTTTATTTTACAATTCATCCCGATATCCATACAATTCTTTCATTCTTTTACTCATAACAATTCCTTGATTTACTACATATTTAGCTTTTTTTTGAGATACTCCACGCCTTTGCATACGTAAATCTTGATATTCCTTATCGTCGTATTTAGGGTTATCCAAATCAATTGTATCCTCTCTTTCATTTCCATTACGAGGGATAACATCGTTAACATCCCCTGTATACAATGCAGGAGTACGCGTATCCACATATGGTACAGATGAATAAGTTGATCCAGATGAAGTACCGCCAGCTAATCTAAATCTTCGTTAGTTTTAGATTTACTCAAAAAATATAGTACTTACTCATTAATCGTAAATTCGAACCAGGTTGAGTTTTAGAACTCATGAGATTGCCAATGCTGTTAATTATAAATGGACTTGTTATATCGGCAGCGCATTTTCCTATAAAATTAGTAACTTTATTTAATAATGGGCTCGGTGTTTCGTTATCTCCTTCAATAACAGGAGACGTGTCAGCAACATATTCTGCTGTAGCAGCAACAACACTTGGTCTAAACTTTTCAGATGTTAAATCTCCAGATAATTGTCCTACAATGCCTTGTCCCTCTCCATGACAAATATTTTCAATATTCAATGGTGTCGATCCACTAGGTTGACCTGTTACAGCTATAATAATAGCCATCCATCCAAAATTATGATACTCGGTACCAGTTGTAGTAGGAGTACCATAATCACCAGTATCACGATACCTGAACGCCGAGTCATCACTAAACTTATTAATCACAGTAATAGGCTTCGCGATTAACTGTGCTAATGTAAAACGTTGATAAAACGGACAATCTTGCATTTGACTAATATTTACTGGGAATTCAAATGTAGTGTCCCCATAATTAGTGACAGGATATAAGCATACATGACAATATCCTGTAACAGTCTGTGGACTCAATGGACATGACAATCGTGCTCCACTAGCAACAGGACGCCATAAAGTGTATTGTGTTGCAACATTGGTATACTTGGAATAAATTTGTTTATTCGCAAAACCAGCTGTCCAAGTCCATGCAGTAGTAGAGGTATTATTTGATCCAGGAACGCCATAATAACCAGTCCAGGGGGTCAAAGCAAATGCAGCTGCATTTACGGTGCTTGTAGGCAACTCATAAGTATCATACAAAAAGAATGCACTACTAGGTGCAGTACTCTGATCAGGAACGCGAGCATCAAAACACTTACGGTCAAAAGGATTAACATGGGCTAATGTAAATGGATGTAAACTACGATTAACAGACATCTTACTAGGGGCTCCTAAACGACGTCTACGTAAGACTTTTCGGGGTCTCCTTCGTCTAATTTGTCGTTTCTTGCGTACAACCAACATGGCAAATTGATAAATGAGAGCTGTGATGGCTAAGATACTCGCTAAAGCTCTCCTAGCCATTCGTTTTGCTAGCCAATCAGTAGGGCGTAAACGGCACAAAATGGGCGGCACAAAACAGTGTGTGTAGGTAATACTAAGATGAATGATTAAGCTACGCTCATCATTCCTCTTCTACACACACTATGGGTCACGCATTAGGCTACTTCGTAGCCTTGGAATCATATGGGCATAGACCCTCCAGAAAATGGTTCGCTTGCGCTCACTCATTTTCAAGGAGCGCCCTTCGGGCATATAAAAAATATCGGGACTATCGTCTCGCGTTCGCTCGCCTCGCAATGCACGATCAACTTAGTGAAAAATTAAAAAAAATATATTTATAAATGTTTTAAAAGGTTTTTTATTAATTAACTTCTTCCGTATGGTAAATTAAAAGTTCTAGGTTGAGTTCTAGCTAATCTTATAGTAGGATTTTCAGCAAGTACTCCACGAGCTGTAATTCCTCCTTCATTATCAAGCTCAACTTCTTCAGCAGTTATATTCCTTTCAACAATTTCTTCATCATCGGCAATTTCAATAACGCGATTAACTGCGTTATTATTAAGCTGAGTTAAGCGATCAACAGTAGCTTGTTCTTGAGCTAACGCATATACTTCATCATTATACCGTTCACGAGCTGCATATCTAGCCCTGGCCATAGCTACCTCGCCAATATTATGGGCTCTCATAGAATCTCCCGGAGTACCTCGTGCAACTTCTTCATTCCAAGCAACTTCATATGCATCAAGACCTGCATTTCTAACAGCGGATTGATACTCTTGCTCAAATATGTCCATCATATCATCCTCATCAAGGGGAACGTTACGAGTTGGTCTTATACGATTCGCACGTGGCGCAGGCGGATATGCATAAGGTCTGACAACTCTTCTTGGAGATGAATAACTTCTTGTAGCATAATAACTTCTTGCTCTACGGGCTGGTTGATTGCGGACGGGTCTTGCTCCTGGAGGTGGCATATTGCTAAATGGTTAATACACCAGTAATCACCGGTATATAAACCCCACAATTCTCCCACATGGAAGAAGTGATAACCAATCAGCGTTCACTTGGCGAACCCTAACAATAACCAATCAGCGTTCACTTAGCGAACCCTAAAACTTCAACTTCAATTTCATTCACAGCCGCACAATCCATTTCCATGGCTGGTCGCAACTGGTGCTTTACAATTAATAATCCAACAACATCAGATTATCCCATTACTACGGACGAAGAATGGAATCAAAACCTGAAATTCATGATTTACCAATCCGAAATTGGAGACAATGGAACTTTACATCTACAAGGATACTTGGAATTGAAAAATTCACGGAGACAGGCATTTGTAAAGACAAGGATGCCGAAAGCTCACCTGGAAGTGAGGAAGGGCAACAGAAAACAAGCTATAGCGTATTGTCTGAAGATGGAACGTGGTGGAGAAACAAAGGAACCTGTCCTCCACGGCTACGACGGCTCATTATCAGACCTACGTTTGTTTGTCGAGAACAAGACAAACAGGTCAGTGGCACTCGAAAAAATTAAAACTCTAATTAAAGAAAATGCAAGTGAAGAAGTAATCGCAGATGACAACTTCGACTTATGGGTACGTCATTTTCGTGCATTTAGAGAATATCGTTTATTGAAATCTAAACCACGAGATTGGGATGTTACAGTTCATGTCATACAAGGACCTACCGGAACTGGGAAGTCCAGATGGGCAATGGAACAATTTCCAAACGCTTACTGGAAACAACGATCTAATTGGTGGGATGGATACACCAACCAGCCCG